CTTTGATCCAGGCCTCCCTTGTAGGCATCCAGTGACGTTTGCTTGGTGTTAACCTGCAAACCTCGTAAATTTTCTCCAGGTGCTGGAGATCCTGAACGTCTCCACTGTCATGCCATCTAAACACATCCGGCTTTTTGCTGTTAATCAGGGTTGCCATTGCTTCAACCCAGTACGGGTTCTTTATAGCGTCCAGTCTCTTATACTGAGCTGTTTGTACAGTCGAGAATCTATACATACCTTTCAAGGCATAACACAGCTCGCAGACTGAACCTTTAATTTTACGTAGTTTGCTGCCGGTCTTGCATTCCTTAGCTGGAATACCAATTGACCATCCAGGCATTTTTGAGGGCTTACTTAGTCCGCCGACTAGGGCCCAGGCTTCTTTTGTATTCATATTTTTTTACTCCTTGGTTTTTTTTATAATACTAAACTAATAAATTTTTTTATCACCTTACATAATTGTCGCAGCTTGTCGCTTGATGCTTGACGCTTTGAGTCAAGAAACAGATTGACGCGCGACAATTTGTCGCAGCTTGTTGCTTGTTGCTTACGCCGGGCCCAGGGGCCCGGCGGGCTGATCAATGAATTGAGGCCCGGAATCTATTATTTAAAAACCGGTCAGGGCCTAACGCTGTATCCAGCGTCACTGATCCCAGGTCTCTCAGGCACTACACTAAGAGACCAGGGATCAGGAGGCGTGGCTTAACAACTTAATAAAGGAAGCCGTCCACCTCTAATCCTACTTGCTTTTGTAGGTGCAAGTCCCCAGAATATTTATAGTTTTTAAGGTGCGATAAATATCCAAATGAGGCACCATTCTCTAATTCTCTCTAAACATTTTTTCCAATTCCTCCATAGTTTTTTCACTAGGTTTATTGTACCAAAATCTAGGAAATACCCCGTAGTAGTTTTTGGTATCTTCTACCTCATCAACTAAAGATGGTTCTTCCCAAATTTCTTTTTGTGTATCAAATTTATTTAAATTAAACATAATCGAATAATAGCATTTTAAAATTTTTTAATACATTCACATAATTGTCGCACCCAGAAGCTTGGGGCTTGATGCTTAAAACTACGTCAACATGACAGATTGTCCTGCGACAATTTGTCGCAGGCATCATGCGACAATGTGTCATATTTATGTTTCACGTGAAACATGCTATAATACGATTTTATTAACAATTAAAATAAGGAGTAAATAATATGCCTAGATTTAAAGTACACTATGTAGCTGACATTTGGGAATCTGTAATAGTTGAAGCTGATTCAAAAAAACATGCTCAAGAACTTTTTGAAACCCATGATGATAATTATTTTGAAGCTAGAGAAGATGAGCCAGAACAACATGGTATGGAAAATATAAAAGTTGATGTGGTTGAAGAACTAAAATAAAACTGCGACACTTTGCACAATGGCTTTAATTAGCCATTGTGTTAGTATTTCATCTTAACCAAAAGGAGTAAATATATGTCAAAAGAAAAACGACTAACACTTAATGCTGAAAAGCGAAAAGTGATTGCTGATGTATTTCAAGATCATTTTGAAAATGGTTCTAAATACAAAGCACAACATCAAGAGGCAATTCAAACTTACAATGATATGCGTTCTATTGCTAAAACAAAAATAGAGCAACTTGTAAGATTTCATCAACCTCAAGAAGATGTAGATACAATTAGAGCCATGATTAATAAATATGGCGAAAGAAATGGTGGCGAGTTGCACCATGATAATTGTTTCTATGTTCAAAACGCAACACCTCGTATGGATACCGATTACAATGGCAATCCAAAAGAAGTATTAGATGATGTTCATATTCAGTTTAAAGCTGAAAAAGATTTTCTAACTTCTTATTATAGAGATGAGTTAAGATCAAAAGGTCTTGACCCAGATTATAATGTAAGACTAAATAATGACTACGATAAGAGAAGTCCTAGTTATTATAATGCTGAAAGCGAGATCAATAAATATCTCGGCTTTAGTAATGACAATAACTCAAGTTCAGATCAAACTATTAAGCATAAAAATAGTTGGTCAAATGATTTTAGACTTTGGGTAATTGGAAGTTCTTATTGTCATAATCGTATGTTTCAAACTGATACTGAAAACTACGAGTGGTTCAAATCGTTTGAAGTTGCTAAAGACAATGTTGTCATGGCACATGAAAAACTTTTCAACCATGTTGACGAGAAAATGCAAAAGTTAAAGTTAGGTTTAAAATCTTACCGATACTTCGATCAAGCGAAAGAGTTAGCTGATAAACTCGGAGTTGCTTTAAATGAAACTGTCCTTGACGCACATAGTTCAATGGCACTTTCAATTTATAGTCCGACTAATCTAGCCGATCTTTTAACTGATGAAGTTGAATTGACTAGAGATGAAAAGATAGCGATTGCAAAAGCACAAATGAAAGAACAATTAGTGACAAACTAATTGCGACAAAATGCACAATGGCGATAACTTCGCCATTGTGTTAAGATACGATCATTAACCAAAGGAGTAAAAAATGAAAGTAGAAATAGGAACAAAGTTCAAAATCGGATACAAAGCCAAAAAACATAATGACGAGTTCATATGGCGAGAGGGTATGTGGACTGAGGGTTGTGGTTTATGGACGGCTAAAAATGGTAAAACAATTTTAACATATTGGGATATCGTTCAAAATGGTTTTAGAAATGCAACTGAGGACTTTGTATTTATGACAACACCAACTAAAAACAACAAGGAGTTAAACTAATGGGTATGTTTGCATTACCAATAATAATTGCGACAGTAGGGTTCTTTGCCCTACTGTCAATAATTTTAATTTCAATATTTAATGGAGATATATAATGGCTGATGAATATGTATATTGTCATGGCACTAATTGCCATAAGAAACACACTCAAGACAGAATAAGAGGTGTCAAGGGTTCAAAGGTTCTAAGAACTAAAAAAATAAAAATGAGTAATTATTATAATAACATGTACCAATATTTTTGTAGTCAAGGTTGTTATGATGATTTCGCAAACGCAAACATACAACAGATTATTGCGATTGCACCCAGAACCGAACCTTTAGAAACACCGATTGAAGTTACAAAAGAAACAGTAACTAGTCATTGGAACCCAAATTATACTTATGTTGAAACAAGAATAACTGAGTGCGACAATAATGACAATAGCCCTAGACTTAGGACTGTGCTAAGATAGGGAAATTAACAAACAAAGGAGTAAAACATGTACTTAGTAATAGAAGAAACAAGATACGATTACAGTTCGCCATTGTATCAAGTAAAATCTCAAGACGAAAGTTTTAGCAATGCCCAAAAGAAAAAAGAAGCTTTGGAGTTGTTAAACGAAAGAGATGATCGTAATTATTACGTAACCGCTTTACCAGTTAAAATGCAAAAGACCGCATAGTGCGACAATAATGACAATGGCGCCTCCGGCGCCATTGTGCTAAGATACGATTATTAACTAGGAGAAAGAAAATGAAAACAAAACAAATAAAAAACTTTAAAATGAACGACAACACTTACAAGATGAGAAGATCAGTAATTGAAATTCTTTACACAGCAAAAAGTAAAGGAATTATACTTCCAAGAATCAATGTAAGAATAGGTGAGTCAACTCACAACTACCCATCTGTTTTGGGTGTTGGTGGCAACAGAAATATTTGGATTACCAAAAAAGCAATTGACAGAAGTTCAAATTATTTATTGCATGTTGTATTACATGAATTATGTCACGCTGTTTTTGATTTACCTCACAATGAGTCTTGTCCTCTAATGGCGTCTGTACTAGATAAACCTTGTACAAATTCTCAAGCATGGAAAATTTTTGAACATTACTATTGGGAATACTCAAGAACAGTTGATCAAATTAATTATGATGCGACACAATGCGCAATGGCGAGTTAATCGCCATTGTGCTAAGATACGTTATTAACAAATAAAGGAGAAATAAAATGGGACAATTAAAACAACAAACAATGATTGATGCAACAGAAGAAAGAAAAAACAGATTCACAGGTGAATCTGTTTTACTTACACCACATGAAGCAAAAATTCATGATGATATATTTATCAATGAATTAAGCGCAACATTGGAAGATAAGGAGATTGGCATTGATGGACACTCTAAAAAATGGGAACTAGTCCGAGAGGGTTTAGCTTATTTTAGAGAACACAATGCGGAAGCATATATGGTATTACTAGATTAACAACCTCCTAGTGTTAATAAGCCACGCGACAAAATGTCGCGTGGTGCAACAAAATGTCACATGCGACAAAATGTCGCAGGCGCCTGCGGCGCCGGAACTGTACCGCTCGCTTCGCTCGCGGGGGACTCGCTCGCTTCGCTCGCTCGAGCGATAGAGGTACCAACCCATTCTTAAAGTTTGAACTTTTTTGTTAATTCTATTTCCTTGATAATTATAAGAGTCACTATATACTTAGTAATATATAAGGTTTTATATATAAGTAACCCTAAAATACTTTTGGTTATTTGAAAACATATCTGAAAAAATTTTGTGAAAATTTTTTTCAAATGCATTTATGAATAAAGAAAAATTAAAAAATTTAGATAAGCTGCCACCTGATATCAAAAGGCAATTTGCTCTTTACATGAATAAATGGAAAGAAAAGAAAAAACAAACTGATATCAAAAACGATTTTATGGCTTTTGTAAAACATGTATGGCCAGATTTCATAGAAGGTAGACATCACAAAGATGTCGCTCAAAAATTTAATGACATTGCTAATGGTAAAACAAAACGTGTTATTATTAATATGGCACCTAGACATACTAAATCTGAATTTGCATCTTACCTATTGCCAGCATGGATGGTAGGTCGTAATCCTAAATTAAAAATTATTCAATCAACTAATACAACTGAATTGTCTGTAAGGTTTGGTCGTAAGGCAAAAGCTTTGATGGACACACCAGAATATAAAGAAGTTTTTCAAACAAGATTAAAAGAAGATAGTCAGGCTGCAGGTAAATGGGAAACTCAACAAGGTG